TGCCCTGCTCGACAGTGCAGCAGTGGCAAACTTACAGGGTGGCTTCAAGAGCAAAGAAGCCAAGATTGCTGGGGAGATACGCTTTACTCCTGGTGAGTGGATCGATGTCGATATGACCGCGGATGAGCTGTCGAATGCTTTCTTCAATCTGCCGGTCAAGGAGCCATCGACTGCCTTGGCTACCCTGGTACAGATGCTGGCCGATGAGGGCCGGCGCTTCGCCACCACCACCGAGAACATGGTCGGTGACGCCAGCAACACTGGCCCGGTAGGCACCACGCTGGCGCTGATCGAGCAGGGCTCGAAGGTGTTCAGCGGCATTCACAAGCGCATGCACATCTCGGCCAGGCAAGAGTTCAAGATGATGTCCACCCTGAACTTCGAGTTCATGGACGTGGATGAATATCCCTACGAGATCCAGGGCGAGGAGCGCAGCATCCTCAAACAGGACTTCGATGGTCGAGTGGACATCATCCCGGTCTCGGATCCGAACATCTGGTCAGCGGTGCAGCGCATCGCGCAGAGTCAGGCAGTGCTGGAATTGGTTACCGCGGATCCGGAGCTGTATCCGAAGAAGCAGCGCAAGATCGTCCATCGGCGCATGCTGGAAGCACTCAGGATCCCTGATCTGGATGCGGTGTTGCCGGAGGACACGGACTCGCCACTGGATCCGGTGAGCGAGAACATGAACTTCCTGGTTGGCAATCCTTCGACCGTGTATCCACTCCAGGATCACGAGTCGCATATTGCAGTTCACATGAATTTTGCACAGCAGCAGGCCGCGGAGAATCCTGACCTGGTGCAGATGCTGGAGCCGGTGATCCAGGCTCACATCATGGAACACAAAGCCTACGTGTATCGGGCCCAGGTCGAGGCCGAGCTGGGTACGCAGCTTCCATACATCAATCTGGACGATCCGACCGAGAATGAAGATCTGCCACCTGACCTGGAGCAACTGATCAGCCAGGCTGTGGCCAAGAAGCTCAAGCCTCCGCCACCACCTGCGCCGACGCCTGAAGAACAGGCCGAGCAGGACGAAGCTCAGCGTGAGGAAGATGAGCGCGACCTGGAGGTCATTGGCAAGATCGAACGTGGTCGAGCAGAGAGCGCAGCCGGCATCGATCGTGATGACGAGGAGTCTGAAGCCGAGCAGAAACGCAAGGACGAGGAATCCAAGGCTGAGGGGAAACGTAAAGACACTGAATCGAGAGCCGAAGTTCGCCGCCTGGACAGGAAAGCTCGCGCTGTGGCCACCTTTGGAAGGGGCCCGGTGAGCGCAGTACGCAGTACAGCTACAGCGAGGAAGAAGGCAAAGAAGCGTGGCAGTCGCAAGTCCTAAAGAAGTCCGAGCAGCGAGAGCGTTCCTGCGGAACCAGGGTGCGTTGTCGTCGGACATTCCGCCACGCAAGTTCGCCAACTCAGCGAAGGAACTCAACATGGGATTCCGAAAGTTGCTACGGCTGATTGCCAGGCTATACTCTGGCGGCCAAAATCAGCAGCAGTTCCGCCAAAGCGCAATCTTGGCGGCGGCTGAAGCAGAAAAGGGTTAAGCGATGAGACCGTAAAGATCGTCGCAAGCGAAGGAGATCAGTCATGACTGATTACGAGAAGTATCCTAAGCCGAAAGCTGACAAGACAGCAGGTCGCAGTGCCAAAGAAACTGGCAAAGCTCCGCTGGGCGGTCAGCATTCCGTCTCCGGTGCGATGGGTAAGCACCAGAAAACCGGCACCGGCAAGGAAGGCAATCCCCATTCTGGTGGCTACTGATGCCTTACGAGCATAAAAAAGTACCAGCCGGCCAGATGCACATGACCAAGAAGCCCACGAAAAAGCCAGGGACTGCGAAGGGCACCATGGGCATGTCCAAAACGAAGGGCCTGAAGGCCAGCGGTGCGATGGGCAAACACCAGCGCACTGGCATAGGAGAGGGCGGCTAACCACAGGAGAAGGCGATGTCTGCACTCAGGATGGCAGAACTCGTCCTCAACCGTTCCAAGGAACGCATGGCGGAAAATCATGCCCAGATGGACAAGGGCTGTGGTCACGATCAGTACATGAAGCTCGTCGGCAAGAACGTCGAGCTGAAATGGGTCCAGACCATCACCAGGGAGTTCCTGGCACAAGTTGAAGGAGAGGATGAAGCGGATGAACTCTGAAGCGGAAGTAGCAGAGCAGCATGAAGCGACATTGCTGGACACGTTTGAAGCGAAAGACTATCCGGGCCAGATTGATCTGTGGCGCATTGTGGTGCAGATCGCTGAGCCACCTGAGACGAGTGCAGGTGGAATTATTACGCCGGATGAATATCGCGAAAACCAGGAGTTCAGCAGTTACGTGGGCATGGTTAGATCCATGGGCCCGTTGTGTTACCAGGCAGTCACCAGGTCACGACTCGATCTGAGTCAAGCGCATGGATGCAAGGTTGGAGACTGGGTGCAGTTTGGCAAGCATGACGGTGAAAAGTTTCGGACGCAGGATGGCACCCTCTGGGTGATTCTTTCCGACACGCAGGTTATCTGCAAAACAGATCAGCCTGAAGCGTTCGACTGCATGTCTCTTTGAAGGAGAATTGCAAAGAGTAATTATCAGCGATAACAAGTCGTTGCGGACTACGGAGAGCGAGGATGGCCAATCAGCAACGGGAGAAGATCGAGTACGATTTTGATGATCTGCGACGGAACACGGATCCGATACCAGAAAACGTACTTGGCGAGCTTGGACTCGAAGACGAGGATTTAACCGAGACTGAGCGTCACGACGACACAAAAGCCACGGATGACGATGACAAGGAGTTGGAGAACGAGGATGACCTGGACGATGAAGGAGAGTACAGTCCAGCGAAGATGACCAAGGCGATGCGGAAGCGTCTCGTCAAGGTCAAACGTGATGCGACCAGGCAGATCGCCTCCGCCAAAAAGGAAGCCGGCGAGACCATCTCAAAACTGGAAGAACGGATCGCTTCACTGGAAAAGTCAGGGAAGACTGATGAACTCGACAGCGAGTTCGCTGGCAAGCTCGACGATATTGAATCGCAGATCGAGACTGCCATGGAGAAAGGCGACAGCAACAAAGTCGCTTCCCTCACCAGACAGATGTCTGAGATTACTGCGGACAGGCGCGATAAAAAGCGCCAACTGGAAGTTACTGCTCAGGATGAGCCGGATGACCTGGACGACGAGAAGAAGCCCAAGGTCATACCGAGAGCCATGGAATGGATCGAGGAGCAGGTCTGGTGGGATGACGAAGACCTCGGACACGTCCGAGCCTACGTTCGTAAGGCGGACCTCGCCTTGCAGAAGAAAGGATACGATCCCCACGATGATGACTTTTACGAGCAGCTTGAAGCTCTCGTCGAGGAGAAGTATCCAGGCGTCGTGGAACACACGATTGATCTGGAACTCGACGACGACGAGGAGGAGGAGGACGAAGGCGATCTCGATCTCGAAGACGAGGATGAGTTCGATAGCGTTCCCTCGAAGAAAAAGGCTGGTCGTCGAAGGAAGAAGCGAGGCCGGGTAAGGAGCCCGGTGTCAGAGGGAGATCGAGGAGGAGTCTCCAGAGCGAAGAAGAAATTCAGGAAGAAGAAGGGCAAAACATTGAGCCGTGCCAGGGTTGCGAACATGAGAGCCTTTGGCCTGGATCCGGAAGATCCTAAAGCGGTTGAAAATTACCTGGAGGGCTGTGACTGATGGCTACGAATAATCAAGCAAAGCAGCAAGCACGGAATCAAACGGAGAAGCGGAGAGCGGAATCAGCCCAGGGAAAGAAGGCATCTGGCGAGCAGAAGAATGCTCCCGAAGCCGTGGTCCATGCGGATGAGAAGGTCCACGATGAGAACACCGACAGGGACATGGACGACCTGTACGCAACGGAAGGAGAAAATGAAGTAACGGAGTGGCGGAGGCATTCAGACTTGGATGCGCCACCTGCCAGGGATGGATATGTAAATCGTTTTATCCGGATACGTCTGGGAACGGTTAGAGATACTGCCCGACTGAGTAATGCACTTCGAGAAGGATGGAAGCCGGTCAAAGCGTCAAGCGTTGATCGTCGTTCACTGCCGACCATCAATATCGACCAGTGGGGAGATGTCATCGGCGTAGAGGACTTGATCCTATGTGAGATGCGCGAGGAAGTTCACGCTCAGCGAAAGAAGTTTTTCGCAGACAAGCAGCGGCGACAGAATCAAGCGATCGAACGGCAACTCAAGGGAGTGTCCAGGGAAGATGTATCAGGCTTCGGCCCGATCACCTCGACCAGGCACTCACACGTTACGGTGGCTCCTCAACGACGAGTGGAGGTAGCCGACGATGATTAACCGGAGGTATCCGAATGACAAACGTGGACCGACCGTTTGGGTTCAATCCCACACGGCATGGTGCAGGCGGAACTCCTCAAAGGCTCGGAGCGTATGAGATCGCGAATGGTTTAGCGTCAGATATTTTCTCAGGTGACCCAGTTGTCATCTTGGGAGTTGGCCGTACCATCGACATCGCGACAGCCGGCAATACCAACCTGATCGTAGGTGTCTTTGCCGGTGTTCGTTATACCGATGCCAATGGGGATGTTCAGTTCCGGCCTTTCTGGCGGACTGGCACCGTAGGTACAGGGTTACAGCGTGGAGACGCTAACCCAGAAGCCCTCGTATATGACGACCCAAGGCAGGAGTTCGTCGTACAGGTCAGCTCATCCGCTGGCCTGGTAGCAGCAGACGTTGGTCAGTTAGCCAACTTCGTTGCTGGTGCGGGGAACGCATTTACAGGCCGCTCAGCCTTCCTATTAGATCAAACGACTCTGAATGCTTCCGCAAGGCAGCTTCGGATCCTTGGTCTGTCGAGGATTGAGGAGAATGACTTTGGAGAGTTCGCGAAGGCTCGCGTTCTCATCAACAATCATTCTTACGGCCAACTAGCAGCAGCGGGAGTCTAATCATGGCAATGAATCGAAGCGACTTTCGCAAGCAACTTCAGGAAGGCTTGAACGCTGTCTTCGGCATGGAGTACAAGCGGTATCCAGAGGAGTGGCGCGACATCTTCGACATCGAGCGATCGATGAAAGCATTCGAGGAAGACGTGTTGCTCGCAGGATTCGCTGGTGCGCCAGTGAAACCCGAAGGCGAAGGCGTGGCATACGACCAGGGCGCAGAGAGTTACGTGGCAAGATATACGCACGAAACGATCGCCTTGGCTTTTGCAATTACCGAGGAAGCTGAAGAAGATGGCTTGTACGGTAGTCTCGGCAACAAGTATGCGAGAGCCCTTGCACGTTCGCATCAGCACACCAAAGAAGTTAAAGGTGCTGATATTCTCAACAACGGATTCGACGCCGGCTTCCTTGGCGGCGACGGTGTTCCGTTGTTCTCCGCGCTTCATCCGCAGTTTGGTGGTGGTGTCCAGAGCAATACCCTGGCCACACCTGCTGACCTTGCAGAGGCATCACTGGAACAGGCAGCGATCGACATCTCAGAGTTCGATGACGACCGTGGCATCCCGATCGCAGCGCAGATCACGAAGCTCATTATTCCAACTGAGCTGCAATTCGTGGCTACGCGGATCCTCATGTCACCGTATCGCACGAACACTGGCGATAACGACATCTCTGCCATCTACACTCTGGGCACCGTTGGCGACGGATTCTCCGTGAATCACCGCTTAACGGATCCGGACCAGTGGACTCTGCGGACGGACTGTCCTGATGGGCTGAAACACATGCTGCGTAAGAAGATCAGCCGTGGCATCGAAGGCGACTTCGAGACCGGCAATCTTCGCTACAAGGCTCGCGAACGGTACAGCTTCGGCTGGTCCGATTGGCGTGGTGCATACGGCTCGCCAGGTGGCGCGTAAGAGGTAAGGACATAGGTTTCTCCAAGACCGTGCCCTGAACTGGGAGCCCGGCTTGCTCGTGGTTTTGCGAGCCGGGCATCCCTTTTGTCTAATTAACGAGCAATGGACTGCTCTGCCCTGGAGGGCTGTTATGAGTAGGCACACAATCACCCATGCGGATGAAATCTTCGTGGGTGCCCCGCAAGCAGGTGGGGCAAACGACGCACTGAGAGGTGTAGAAACTGCACCTCTGCATCAGCAAAAGATCCTCAATCCGATAGCCGGCGATGTCGATGGCCTGGTTACCGCGGCAGGATCCGGCGCGACAGCAGCAGCCGGCGACGTAGCGATCGATGGCGCGTTCCTGAATGCTGGCACCGGCTTCGGTGACATCGCTGGAGCGCGGAATCTTGAGATCGTCTCAAGCAATGCCGGTGATACGGCGCAAATTCTCACCATCACTGGTCGAGACATCGT